CCATCAAGATACTCAAGCATCTGGAAGGAGTAGGGTTCTAAGGTGGGTGTGTCAAGCCTCTGTACTGCACCCGGAGACTTAACCCTGACTATGCCTCCCGGTCGTTGTGTCAACAGGTCGTCTAAGTTGGCTTGACCCTCTAGGACTGTAAACCTACCAAAGTTCTGGTTGTACATGTTGTCCATGAGGTTTCGCATCAGAGTACTCTTAATGAGCTGAAGATCCATTATAAGATCAGCAATACTCAGACCAAAGAACTTGTGCGGAATCTTTATGGGGGTTAAAGAGATAAAAGGAATAAAATCTACTTCATCATTCTCAAGAACCTTATCGCCCACAACACAAAGTTTTCTCAACTCCGTAATACCATCACCATCATAGTCTGTTTTCAGATAGCACTCATGTAGCCAGTATGTTCTCAGGCCTTCTTCGTCAGCTATATCCTCATCACCCCATCCACTGAAGTTACTTGCTGAATTATCATAACGATAACGAGCAAGGCGTTCAGCAGAGAAGGCCATCATACTGTCATCACCTCCTCCACTACCAAGGGTTTCCGGATCAACATCTTCGTCCGGATACATCTCCTTTAGTTCAGATAAGGTCTTCTTTACACGATGACACACAAAACGGGCATCCTGTATATTCTTTGATTCTCTGGAGATCAGGAATTCAGAAGGGGGAACATTCTCTATGACAACCTTGCCCTTACCCGCATTACGGGTAATAACAACATCGTGCAGGACAACAGGCTCTTGCATCTCCGCTGTCATCTGCTCTTCTACACCATCTTCTTCTACTACGGTATGTTCTATAACTTCTACATCCGTACGGGAAACCAAGGACTCAAACTCTATCTCTGTAAGACCCTTATACTCCTCTCTGTCCCATTTGTCTGTTTCATCCCACCAGACTTTGACTATGCCGTTTTTGCTTAATAGCGCATCGGTAAACCAAGAGTACATTATTTCCCATCCGGGATTATCCCGCATGAATATGTAGTTTACATAATCTGTGGCCTGTTTAGCAGCAGGAACGTCTTCAGGGCCAACAGGGTTGAACTTAACCATCTCATCGCCAGAGGCAAACACCCTCATCAGAGAGGGTTTAATCCACTCTATGGTATCCGAAACTGTGGAGTCTACGAACTGGGAACGACCTTCTACCTCATTGCCGAACGGCATGGCATAGTAATAGTCCATGGCCTGTTCGCGCTGTTTGGAGATCGTATCTCCCATGTAGCCCAAAGAACTTGTGACCTCACCCCTTATGCGTGTGACCAGTTCTTCTTCTGTTACTCGTTCTTTAGCCATATCTTATATTTCTCACTGCCTTAGTTTAAAAGCCCTGAACCTATCTTCTTCTATACTTAAAATGTCAGAAAATAACTCATCTATTAGATAGTTTCTTGACAGCCCCATATTAAACTGCATCTGGGGTATAAGCATTTCAACTATAGCTTGTCTAACGGATGTCTCCATAGATTTTTTATAACCATCCTTTGCCTCTGGGGTTAGCGGAGAAGTTAAATCATCTAGCTCTTCCATTTGAGAGGCTAAAGCGCCATTGATTCTACTTCTGTCTAGTATCTCATCTACAATCATAGTGCCTATACGCCCGGCCCTACCACCAGCCATTTGCCTAGAAAGAGCCGGTAATGAATGTACTACCTCATAAGGAACTAAATCCCCTACAGACTTTTCCGCCCTAGTTAAGGGGGCATCAGTCATCCCCCCAACTTTTTCCAAGTCCTTATTTACAGCTACAAAACTCTCCATTATCTCTTCGGGATGAAAGTATATGCCTCCTTCCCCTACACTTAGATCGTTCTTTAACCCATCTATAAGGTAAGTTCTAACTAAATCACCCGCTTTATTTAAATAAGCCTCCACCTCTGACTTTTGGGTTAGTCTAAACGGTATGTTATGCCGATTTACTGGACTAGCAATCTGAGGACGATTGTTGTCCATTTTGGGAGCCGTATATCCAGCGTATCTATCCCAAGCGGCATTTACCCTTTCAAATTGGTCAGTAAGTGTTAGAGGCTCTATAGCGTTTAGAAAGTTAGCATTCGTGTCGTTTTCTATCATCCCGGAAGAAGTCCCCGGAATAATTCTGGCAACACCTTTATCATCATACATAACTACATTTCTACCAAAAACAGGATCGTCTACTTCATTTCTATGGCCGGATCTTTCCCCTCTAAGTAGGCGTAAGTCCCTTTGCTTTCCTTCATCCAATTGCAGAAGATCAAGCTCATCTCTAGATAATCCCACATCATCAGAAACTTCAGGGACAGGATTAAAGTCAAAATACCTTCCCATATCTCTTTGTATATCAAACCACGTTTTAGCTAAAGCGGTGTCTATTTGTTCCGGATCAGACAGTAGTTTGAATGCGGGATTTCCCTCGTGGTCAAAACCATCCGGGACTGTAAACAACCTGTCTCTGGGCTTTACTCCAGCAGACACTTGCTCAGAATTAGACAATGCGCGCGTATAGAGATCTTCAAGCATATTGCGCCACTTCCCAACAGCATTATTCGCATCCTCTGTCATCTGGGGATTATCTTTCCACCTAGACTGTGGGAGATTCTCCGGCTCCAGCTTAGAAAGCATCCTTTCTATTTCTGTTATTCTAGGCTCGTAGTCATTATCCTGAATACCAACCTTGCCTCTTCCATGAGGGTCTTTACCTTTCCCCTTCATATAGTATTCATCTAGGATTCGGGTTGGTGGACGACCTCCCTTACCCTTTCCTTTTAAACTCGACGCCAAAGCAACACCGCTTGTAATAGCGTCTAGTTTCCTTCCCTGATCCTCCCCAGAGGTCTTGGAGTATGCTTGGGTAACATCTTCACCCCCCATGTCTATGAGAGGGTTTAAAACACTCCAAGCCGCCTCTGGAGTCTTTCCCAAAAACTCCGTTATCCAGCTTGAAGTTGAGGGAATCTGGTTAGGGGACGAAGAAGGCCTTGTTATAACATCTTTTATCGACTCAAGGGCTTGACCCGGATAAAGAAGAAGGCGCTCTACGCCAGTCGGGTTTCTGTATAACTTTCTGTCATCCCCGTAATAAGAAGGGCTGTAACCTCCTCCTTCCTCGTGGGAGGGTATCATACTGGGAGCTTCAACAGACATCAAGTCCCCAAATTGCTTGGGTTTCTCCTCTTCCATTAACGCTCTGAGTAGCTGTTGCATCAATAAAGACATCAGATTATACCGTAATTGGAGTACTCTATCTCCTTAGTCCATGTCGGGTCTTTAGAAGAGACTGCATATCGGGTAGACATGAGGGCATATCGGGTAGCTGACATTAAATCATCCCGTATGGCCACTATCTTTCCCTCTTTTCTGTGATACATTCTGAATTCTTCCTGCCAGTCTCCCAGAGTAGAAAAGACTTTTAGTTTCCCGTCTTCCATACGCTGTAATAATTCCATTATCCCGGTTTCCACCGAATTACCACCCTTTTTCTCCCCTAAAGCAGGGGGGTTTTCAAAGTGGAAGGGCATCATATTGACCCCTAAAGAACGATACTGTTCTGCTAACCCCGGATTTCCCATAGAATCCCTACGATGACCATCATGGGGCCATACAACGGGGATAAAACCGGGCCTTCTCCGTATATTCTCTGCATGTACAGATGGAGGGGCTTTAGACTGCCTATAACAGTCATAAATATAAACTATATCTTCTTCTCTGTCCCAAGCCGCCCAGACACATGCCGTAGGATGATCCCAACCAAAGTCTATTCCGGCGATTCTAGGCCATTCTTCGGGTAATGGCTGTGGATCTACAAGTATCCTCTCTTCAGCTATAGGGAATACCAATCCCGAACCAATAGAGGGTCTGCCATAGCGCCTCATCTCCCTCTCATGGGGTGCATAAGAGGAGATGATCTGCTCCATCACAGCTTCATTTAAATGGCCCCGCTTGCCCTTCATGCTTATGATACGCTCAGAGGCGTCATCCCAAGTAGCGTTATTAAGGCTCTGTCCGGGACGTAGGTTATTCATGAAGGATGCAACCGTTTCTGTCATGCCCTGTTCTGGTGTAAAGGTCATGTAGACCATGCCCCGTCTATCTAGGGTTCTGGTAACAGCTTGGCTATATATATCTCTAGGAGGTTCCTCGTCCAACCAGATACAGTCTACAGACCTTCCCTGCCATTTCTCCTGACCCATTTCATAGGCCTTGAAGAATAAAGACGAGTTCCCACCGCTAACGTGCCTGATTAGGGCGACCGATTTGGCGTTAGGGACTCCGGGTTTCCGTTCGGTCTTTATTATATAGTTTTTCGGCACTGTGCCGGAACCAAACGCATCCGGGTCATCTGGAGAACCCAATAGTTCAAACTGAACAATATCTCTTGTTGTTTCGTTGGAGACTCCCCCAGCCCATGCAACAATGGGTTGATGGAATCTCTTACCCTTCCACCACTGAGGATATAATCCTGTTAAGTGATAAGAAAGCTCTGAAGAACCACAATAACTCTTACCTATTCTGTTAGCGGCCATGAGGAGCCGCTGGTTCGCGTAATTACCTGTTTCGTGGAAAGCTAACTGGTAGGGGTAAGGATCATAAAAATCT